ACGCCCGTTGATCCTTGCGTTCCCGTGTCGCCTTTTACTCCTGTCGCACCCGATGAGCCAGTAGCTCCTGCTACACCGCTTGCGCCGATTCCTGTCGCACCCGATGAGCCAGTAGCTCCTGCTACACCGCTTGCGCCGATTCCTGTCGCACCTGTCGTTCCTGTGTCTCCCTTGACACCCGTAGATCCAGTTACGCCAGTGCTACCAGTCACGCCCGTAGAACCCGTGACTCCCGTAGTTCCCTTGACACCCGTATCTCCCGTAACACCAGTATCTCCTTTAGCGAGGAATGTTCCAGTGTCGCCTTTGACACCACTTGGGCCTTGTACACCCGTATCACCTTGACTACCCGTGTCTCCAGTACCAACGAGAACCGCGATATTCGCGATGGTTATCTTTTTGGTAGAACCTTCGGGAGATTGAGTTGTGTCTGAAATATCAACGAATGGGACGAAATCGCCTACCGCTGGCGAAGTGCCAAGTGCTGTCAGCTCTGTAATTTTTACACCCATATTATCCCCTTTGCATTAGTAACTGTGCGCCACTCTCCATGAGAATAGCTTGACAGTCTTGGGTAAGCAACCCATTTGGTTCTATTGTATACGGTTTTGGCACGATTGTGGTGGTCAGCTCGGACGGCTTTGCCACCAGAGTGATATTGTCGTCATAGTTGTTGATACATTCGTCAGGCATTAGTAGTCGCTCCCATCAGTATTGTTGCCATCAGCATCTTGCGTTGGCACATCGGCGATAATTTCTCGGTCATAGTTGGTTTTTTTGAGTGTTTGGATAGCTTTTTCGAGGTCGAACTCCCATTTTTGCTCTCTTTCGTTCAATGGGATTGGTTTTGGGCGACTCCCCTTCCATTCAATGACGATTCCTGTGGCGATTACCTTGTGGAGTGCATTTGGGATGCCGTGAGCGGTTGTTGATGGGTCTAGGCTCATGTCTGTGGTCAATCCAAGTCCTGCGATGTTGGCGGGGTGGGTATTTAGCCACACCTTGAGTCCAGCAGTGACATCTGTGATTGTCCCAGAGTAGATTACAAGTGAGTTCCGCATGATGTCGAACTTGGCTCGACCTTCTTCGTTGCCGAATTTGGCAGTGATGAGAGCTTCTGAACCGATTGGGAAGTTCATGAGTGACATATCCATCTCGCCAAGCTGAATAAAGTTCGTTCCATCGAGCTTTGCTTCTACCCTTTTGAATCTGGCAAGCATATTCGAGTAGAGAGGATACTCGCGGCGATTTGCAACGAGGTTCATGTATGTCGGGACGAGGAAAATATCTTCATCTACCTCAAGAGCGCGGCCACAGACATTGTTTTTGACAATGTTGGCGATCATGAGCATCTCTGAGTCTACAAATGTGTTGGCATTGGTTCTGGTGTTGAAATGAACGTACTTTTTTAGCTCTTCGGGTGTCATAATATCTCCAGTATATCAACTTCCTGCTAAACATTCAGCAGTGATTATGCTGGGGTCACAACACCATCGTCTGAGAGTGGCATATAGAAGCAGTAGAAATCGATCACCCCAGCTGTAATGTTCGCAGTTCCGACTGTACCAATGATGTCGAGTCCACCACCGATAACTTTCGGAGTTGCGGTGAACCCTTCGCCAAGTGAGGGAGTGGCATCGACCCATGCTTCATTCGCATCGAGGGTTGTAGCATCAGCAATTTGCGCTAAGAGGGCGGCGGTAGCACCTGGAATACCAAGTTCAAGCGTTCCAGCACCAACTAGATCGATCTTACAAATGCCGATTACGATCGCTAGAACATCGCCTGTGACATTGAAAACAGTGAAAGGATCGTTTGTACCATCGTGATCACCGATGGCGTTTGTTGTGCCACCAGCGAAGGTAATACGCTTACTTGTTACGAAAGGTAGAAGTCCTTGGAATGGTCGTCCGTTTGCATCGAGTTTGAGTAGTGAGTCAGTCATAGTGTCCTTTCAATTATAGACACTAGGATTACACTGCTCCAGTGTCGCCTTGTACGCCTGTAGCACCAGTCACACCAGTTGCACCTGCGAGATCTTCGAGAGCGTTCACATATGCAGCGAGAGCTTGCAAATACAGCTCAAGAGCGCGGTTGCCCTGAGTTACTTCGTGACTGAGTGGTGTCGTAAATGCCATATGTGTTTTCTCCTTTTAGTTTTACTATTATGTTCTCAATCTTACGCGCTTACTGCGTGGCGTAGGACAACTAAGAAGCCTTGATTTAGGATCTTGGCAACGTAGCTGAGCTTCCAGCCAGAGGTACTGCGTTGGTTTAGAGGATCAGCAGTTCCAGCAGAGCCGAGAGGCTTGACGATGTTCATCAGGGTCTTGCCTGAGATACGAGTCTGAGCATACGCCTCTTTTCCGAAGATCAGAGTGTAGTGGACATCGATCGAGTTGTCACCTGCGCCAGCTGCTACTTTAGCGTTGGTCGTCATAATGAAGCGAACATTGGCGAGTGAGCCGATTTCATCTTCCATCACCGTTGATTTGTTGGGGTATTTCTCGACAGGGATGAAGCCTGCAGCATCATCTAGGTCATAGGCGGTGTCCTCAGACACGATGCCGATGAAGCTCTTGCCAACTGGAACGGTGTTCCAGCCAGTTGAAGCATTGATCATGGAAGTGACAGGGCGAGCGTTGTTCCCGCGAAGGTTACGAACAGCCTGTTTGACTTCAGAGCGGTTGATGATCATAGCACTGGTGACTTGGGAATCTTGGGTAGCAGTGGAAGCCCATTGGATGTTTGTGCTAGCTGCCAAGACATCTCTTGCGAGAGCATCTACGGAAGCACCGGCCTGTTCACCCAAAACTTCAGCAGCTTCAGTGAGGACGGGATCGATCGTCTCAGTCAGAACAACGTCTGTGAGAGTGACGTAATCACCGTAGTATTGAACAGTTGCTTCGGAATCGGTAACAGAGAGCTGTTTACCAGTTGGGGTGACACCTTCGGTCAGAGCAGTTGTCTGAGCGGTCAATGCACCATAGACACGGAATTTGATGACGTTGCTGCCAGAATTAGCAGGAATGTCCCGAACTTGAGCGAAGCGGTTGTGGACGAAAGCAGGAACAGCTCTCAAGAGCATGGTGCGATTGTAGAATACGCTTACTTCTTTTGGAATCTGTGTGCGGGTAGTCATTCCCATATGTTTGTCTCCTTACTTTATATAATATGTCACTTTATAACAAAAAAGACGCGGGTTCTTGCGAACTCCACGTCTCGGTTTTTCCGTTATACGCGGTAGCTTTTGGCTACGTTACAATCAGTATTGCATAATCAAAATAGCGTGTCAATAGGTTAGTACCAGACTAAACTAAAGTTGCTCACCAACTTGACGACCAGTTTTGGGATCAACGCGGTCAATGAGCAAGTCTGCTCCTGCCTGTTGTGTCGCCATCATTGATTCTGAGAGTATATCTGCTACTTGCTGTGGGATTTCAACGAATCTACCCTTGGGAATGAATGTTTTGTAGCCATTGAGCTGAACCACTTCGACTGCTCCGCTTACTATTACCTGCTCCGTGCGACCGTGAACCATCACTTCGCGGATGACACCTGGCTTCTCTGCGCCAACTAGGGGAAGGAAGAAGCGAACATTGGGTTGTGATTCTAGTTTACATCTCATCGTCTCAGCTTTGGTCAAGAATTGCTTGTTCACCAATCGATCTTCGCTTGGGTTTGGTTTCTCTTTGATGGTTTTGACGGGTTCAACAACTTTCTGAGCTGCGCTTGCTTTGAGGGTGTTGATAACAGCCTTGAGTCCTGCCTTCGTGGTGAGAGTTACCGCATCTTCGGCTGGCATACCTAATTCAACCACTTCAGCCTGAAACTGTTTGACGGTTTTCTCTACTGGCTGATCTCCAGCACCTACTCCTGAGTCACCTTGGTTCATGTTTTCGTCTGACATATGTTGTCTCCTTTATATTATGTAATTATCCAGTCATCCCTTTTGCTTTGGCGATCTCAGCTTCCATTTCTTTGTCACTGAGTTTAGCATAGTCTTTTGCGCCACCTGCGGGAGTTCGGACGTGTGATCCGTTGCCACCCTTACTCTCCAGAACCTTCTTTTGAGCTGCGCGCTCTTTGGCTGCGCCGATCTTCTGCATTTCACCCGACATGACGATTGCAGCGATATTTTTGACAGGAATGTTTTTGTAGGTTGGGTGAGCCAGATATTTCATCATCACTGGTTTGTACTTGGCTGCTTCGGGGTGTTCGGTAATGTAGGAATTGACCTCGATCTCGTCATTTTGCTTCTGAATTGTTGCTTTGAGGGGACTGAGTTCTTTGTTCACAACTTTGGTGATTTGAGCTTTGTCCTCTGGGTCTATATCGTCATCACCATCATCGGCTACACCTGAGTCTCCCTTGTTACCACGCTCTTCGGGGTTGAAATCATCAGCATTGATACCAGAATCGCCTTCGTCTCCATCTGATCCTGAGTCTCCGTTGTCTCCAGAAGCTCCTGCGCCGTCATCGCCACTTGCACCAGCTCCATCATCTCCTGAGTCGCCATCGTCACCAGATCCACCTTCTCCACCGTTGTCGCCACCACCATCGTCGCCATCTTCCTCTTCTTCTTCCTCTTCTTCACCTATGAAAAGATCTCTGGGTAATTCTTCATCAAACAGTTTTGAAAATATGCTCATAATCTCCTTCGGTTA